CGCGTGCGTCGTGATCCTGTGGCTGCTGGTCCGGTGGCAGCGCGCGTTCTGGCGGTACGACGCGCTCGACCCGCAGCCGTGATCGGCGCGGGTCGCGGCCGGTAGGCTGGTCGCCGCGCCCTGCGGGGCGCACGCCTCCTTAGCTCAGCTGGCCAGAGCAGCTGTCTTGTAAACAGCAGGTCGTCGGTTCGAATCCGACAGGGGGCTCGGTGCGTAGACGCGTCGCTGCCTGCGCAAATGGCCGGGGCTACGTCATTCACGAACTTCGAACAGCGGCTCCGTGTAGCAATCTCGGTAGCCAACTCGATGGCCCAATCATCCCGCGGGAAGCGGACGACAGCCCCCGCTCTCCTCGTGGGAGGGCGGGGGCTGTCGCTCTTGCGCTGGTCTCAGGCTGAGCGGCCGCCAGCGCGCTGCGCTACTGCCGTGCAAGTAGCCCAGCCGCAGGGGTTGGAGCCTGGGATCGGGAGGATCAGGACTCCCAGTTGCCAAACGCCTTGACCAGCGCGGCGAACGGGCCGCCCTTGAGGTTGTCGTGGGTGATGGTGTACCCCAGGGTCACCATCGTGTTCCACTCGGCCGGCGTCAGAAGGTGCACGCCGTTGCCCTGGACGAGAGCGATCTGGTTGTTGTTGGCGCTACCGGTGTCCACACAGCGCAGAACGATCGGGTTTCGCCGCGAGACGGCGGCCACCGTGGCCTCGATGTTCCGGAGACGGGCGTCCTGGTCAGCGTTCATGTCGTCCTCCTCGGACGGGTTGGGGGTGGTGGGGATGGTGTCGAGCGGGCCGTCGTACTCCCAGTGCCAGGCCTCCGGCTTGCTTCCGCCCGGCTGAGCCCAGGCCGGAAGGATCCAGCCGAATGCGGGTGCGTTGGCGCGCATCCAGTCGTGCTGATCGGTCCCGAAGTACTCGATGCCGCCACCGAGATCGACGGCTAGTGCCCAGCCGTGGTTGGAGAGGCCGGGGGTGGCTGCCAGGTCGCCCTTGATGGCCTTAACGCGCACCTGAGCGGCGTAGTCGCGGTACGAGTCGGTTACGGTGATGGGCTGCCCAAACGCTGCCCGGTAGGCGACGTTCAGCTGTTCGATCGTCGCGGCGGCACTCGGGTGCAGAAGGTGCCCCGATGTCCACGAGAGAGCGCGCAGCAGGGACAGGCTGATGTAGCCGTTCTGCTGGTTGCCCCATTGGCCAGCGGCCATGTTGCTCCTCGATGGGAAGTCGTTCGCCGGCGGACCGGCCTGGAATGTTCAGCCACGCCCGCCAAGGCGGCGAGCGTGGGCTGGGGGCGCGCTAGCGATCTCAGACGTTCGGGTCCGCCGGCAGGCCCTCGTGCGCGCGCCACGCCTGCTCGTGACGGCGCGAGATGATGCGCGCGTCACGCAGCGTCTGTGCGACGGTCCCGGTCGAGGCGTCGATCTTGGTGTTGAGCACCCGGCCGGCGATGTCGTTGAGCTGGAACTCCTCGGCACGCATGAGCCCCAGGACCGAACCGCGGACGGCGTCCAGGCCAGTCGGAGACAGGGTGGTGCCCTGCGCGAGGCGCTGAGCGAGTCGGTCGACGATCAGTCGGTCGATCGCCTCGAGGTCGGTCTGGTTCAGGGGCATGTCGTCCTCCGGGGGGTTGGTGGGGTTGGTGGGGGTGGAGCCGCCGGGACCGTCGAACTCCCAGTGCCATGCTTCGGGCTTGGAGCCGTTCTTCTGCGCCCAGGCAGGCAGGATCCAGCCGTGGTTGTGCGCGTTGGCGAACATCCACACGTGCTGGTCGGTGCCGAAGTTCTGGATCCCGCCGCCGAGGTCGACAGCGAGTGCCCACCCGTGGTTCGACGTGCCGGGTGTCGCAGCGAGGTGGGGCTTCTCGGCCTTGAGGGTGACCTGACGTGCGTAGTCGCGATACGAGTCGGTCACTGAGATGTTGACGCCGAAGGCGCCTCGGTAGGCGATGTTCAGGTTCTCGAACGCCGCAGCGGCATCAGACCGCAGGCGGTGACCCGACGCCCAGCTCAGCGGGGTGAGCGCCGAGAGCGGGATGTACCCGTTGCTGTGTCCGCCCCATGGGCCGGCTGCCATATCGCTCCTGGAAGTGAGTCGGTCGCCGGCGGTGGCCGGCCTGACCTGACGATCATGTCGAACATACGTTCGAATGGCAAGCGCATCTCACTTCACTTGTCACGCCGGGGACGAGCACTGGCCGCGGTCGCATCACCGACGACGAACGTCCTCCGCCGGCAGCCAGACGGCGCCGGTCATGACCCGAGAGTCGGAGATCTGCACGCGCACGACGGCGCCGTCGCGCTCGGTCGTCCACCACTCGACGGCGATCGTGTCGCGCTCCTCCTCGCCGGTCTCCCACCGCAGCGTGACCGTGACCGGGATCGGGTCGAAGACGTCGTGGTGCACGCCCGGGGGGACGCGCTGTGCGTTCAGGAGCGGCACAGTCGCTCGAAGGCGGTCTATGCCGCCGGGCACGGTCTGCGGCAGGTTCACGACGTCATCGTCGCTCGGGCCGCTGACACCGCCGGGCAGCGCCGGCCACCACTCGTTCGTTCCGTCGTCGGTCGACCAGGTGGGGTCAGGGCCGGGCAGCTCGGTCATGGTCACCACCCTGCCAGGCGCATGCCGCTAGGTGGTGCGGTCCAGCGCCGCGACGACCGGCGCCTCAAGCACCGGCGCGAGACTCTCGGCCATCAGCTTCGACAGGTGCGAGCCGTTCGCGTAGGCGACGATCCCGCCGACGACGACATGGCACTCGTCCTGGTCGCAGAACAGGTCGGTGAGGTCCACCAGCCGCTCGGGCGGTGCCGCCTCGGCCATGATGTCCCGCTCGACGACCTCGGACCGCGGCGACGAGCACGGGTCGTCCGTGCTGTCCGCGGCGGCCACGCACTCGACGGCCTCGGGCATGTCCGCGGGCAGGCCGGGCACGTCGGCGACGACGACGACGACCGTGCCGTTGTCCTCCCACGCGGTCCACAGCGCCCGGAACGCGTCGGCGGCTGCCGTCAGCGTCTCCTCGCCTGCGTCGGCGTACCGCGGCGCCACCGAGGACGTCACGACGACGTCGATGCCCGGCATCTCGGCGAACGTCGTCATCAGATCGGTGCGCCAGGCCTGGCACGGCTCCGACATGTCGCGGGCGATCGGTGACTCCCACGTCGGCGCCGACGGCGTGCAGTTGTTGTGCCGGACGGTCAGCAGCCGCCACCCGTGCTGCTGTGCGAGCAGGTCGAGGGCGGGCTGCAGGTGCGCGGCGTGCGAGTCGCCCACGAGCGCAACCGTGGTGTCAGCGTCCGGCGCGCCCGACTCGAACGCGGCGATTCCCCCAGGCAGGGTGACCTTGTCGCCGATCGCGTCGCCGTTTTCGTCGGTCACGGGCTCGGTCGCGGCCAGCAGGTCCGGGTCGAGTTCGTTCGGGTCCGGGCAGTCGTTGAGAACGACCGCGGCGCCCAGGCACTCCACCGGGGCGGACGCCGCGGTCTGTGCCGCCTGGGCTTGCTCCTGAGCCACCCCCGTCCAGACGGCCGCGCACACGGCGACCACGGTGACCGCGCTGGCGCCGGCGAACCCGAACGACCAGCGACGGGCAGCCGCCAGGCGCCGCGCGCGGCGCACCGGGTCCTCGACCGCGACCTTCGTGACCCACGCCGCCAAGACCGTCCCTGCCAGGAGCAGGAGCCGCGTCGGGGTGTCGAGCTCGCGGCCCAGCGCGAACGGCGCGATCACGATGACCGGCCAGTGCCACAGGTACAGCGAGTAGGACACGTCCCCGACAAACTGGATCGGCCGGGCGGCGAGCACCGGCTGGGCGCGCGTCTCGCCGGCTGCGATGACCGCGAGGGTCGCAATGACCGGGACCAGGGCGATCCACCCGGGGAACGCCATCTCGCCCGTGTAGACGAAGCCGCACACGACGAGGGTCGCGAGCCCGGCGACCGCGAGCACGACCCGCGTACGGGCGAAGTCGGCTGGCCGGAGTCCGCGCAGCGCGGGCACGGCGACCGCCGTCAGCGCGCCGGCGGCGAACTCCCACGCGTGCGTGAACGTCGAGAAGTAGGCGACCTGCGGCGAGGTGGCGGTGAACCACACGGAGTACGCCAGCGACACCAGCAGGACCCCGCCGGCGGCCCAGCCGATCGCGCGCCGGGTCGTCGCCCCGCGGCGCCGTGCGAGCACGACGGCGGCGAGGACGAGCAGCGGCCAGACGATGTAGAACTGCTCCTCGACGGACAGTGACCAGTAGTGCTGCACGGAGGTCGCCGCGTTCTCCGCCGCGAAGTAGTCGACGGCCGAGCTCGCAAGCACCCAGTTCTGCGCGTACACGGCGGAGGCGGCGACCTCGGTGGCGGTGCGCTGCCACACCGGCTGCGGCATGAACAGCACGGTGGCGGCGAGGGTTACGGCGAGCACGAGCATCGCGGCGGGAAGCAGCCGGCGCACACGGCGCGCCCAGAACTGGCCGAGGTGCACGCGCCCCGACGCGCCGACCTCGCGCAGGAGGTGCGAGGTGATGAGGAACCCGGAGATGACGAAGAAGACGTCGACGCCGACGAACCCGCCGGGTAGCAGCTGCGGCCAGAAGTGGAAGACGACGACGAGGCTCACGGCGACGGCGCGCAGGGCTTGGACCTCCGGGAGGAACCGTCGCTCGGTGTGCGCGCTGCGGTTCCCCTGGTCCACGCCGCAGAGTCTCGCACGGACGGCGCCGGGCACGACGAACGCCCCCGCCCGGCCGGAGCCAGGCGGGGGCGTTGCGGGGGTCGGGTGACCTACTCGGCGAGGTGCCGGGGCGCGTCGTCGTCGAGCTCAAGGCGGGTGTCGCCGGTCGGCTCCTGCTCGGGCAGCCAGTCCTTGAGCGTCCGGAGCATGGTGACCAGCACGGCGCCGCCGACGGTGACGGCGAACCCGTACCAGTCGACGTCCTCCACGACGAGCACGCCCAGCAGCATCGGGGCGCCGACCTGGCCGAAGGTCTTCGCGGACCTGGTCAGGACGGCGCGCCACAGCGGGACGGTCTTCCCGGTCACCTCGGGCAGGCCGGCCAGCGACGTCACGAGGGAAGCGAACGCGGACAGCGCGACGACGGACGCCACGTACAGCGGGGTGACCTCCCGGCCGATGAGCAGCGTGGCCAGCGGGATCAGCGCGGCGATCGCGGTGTTCGCCGCGCGAGCGCCGGCGGACTCCCACCAGGCGGGGGTGAACAGCAGCATCAGGACTCCTTGGTCTCGTCGGCGGCCTTGGCCATGGCGAGCAGCCGCTCGCTGGCCTTCTGCGCGCGGTAGGCGTTCGCCTCGGACTGGGATGCGTCCAGGGCGAGGTCGGGCAGGGTCTCCGCGATGGCGCGGACGACCTTGAGCGCGGCGAAGCTGTTCGCCTCGGCGTTCGCGGCGTGCTGGCGGGTGGCCGCTGCGGCCACCCGGTCGTCGTCGGTGAACATGTCGTCCTCCTCGATGGGGGTGGGTGCTGTGACGCCCGGTGCGTTCGGGACGGATCCGCCGCCGCCGACCGGGTTGGTGACGAGAGACCCGCCGCCGAGGTGGTTCCAGTGCCAGGCCTCGTTGATCGCGCGACCCTCGGCGTTCGACCAACCGCGAGGCTCGGCGATCGCGGCGAACTGCCGGTACCGGGTGCCGCCGAACCCGCCGAGGTTCGCGACGTCGACGGTTATCCCCAGGCCGTGGTTCGACGTGCCCGGGACGGCGGCCGCGGCGTACCCACGCTTGAGGTACCAGCGCCGGCCCTGCCAGAGCTTCCACGGCCGGCCCGGCAGGTACGTCGTGGTGTACCGCTGCTGGAAGATCCGAAGCTGCGTCGCGTAGTCGCGGTACGCGTCGGTCGCGGTGAGCGTCCACCCGTAGGCCGCCCACACGGAGGCGACCAGCACCGTCCACGCCGCCGCCGCAGCCGCGGTCAGGCGCAGGTGCGGCTGGGCGGGCAGCGGGGTGAGGGTCGAGGTGTCGAGCAGGCCGTTCGCCATGGTCTGGCTCCTCAGGTAGTCAGGCCGTCGGGCCAGGGGCGGACGTCCTCGCCGGACTCGTCGAGGTCGTTGCGCAGGGCATGGACGTAGTCGGTGAGGATGCGGTTCTCGCGTCGGAGCGCGGCCACTTCGGCGCGCAGCCCCTTCACGTCATCGCGGAGGTTGGTGTCGCGGTGGGAACGCAGGGCGAAGACTCCCGTCAGGAAGGCGACGGCGAGGCCGAACGCACCGGTCACGACCGCGATCAGCAGACCGGGGTCAGGGGTGCCGTTCACCGGGTGCCCTCTCCGGGATTCACCAGCCGGGCGGCGGCGGTGATGAGGCCAGCGATGGCCGCGTAGGCGGCGGCGAGGACCCACTGCCGCGACGGGTCCGCGTCGAACAGCCACCCCAGCAGGTAGGTCCCCGCCCACAGCAGCGTGATACCTGCCGTGACCCCGAAGGCGAGCGCGTCGATCCCGACCCGCACGGACCTGTTCGGGCGGCGGAACGCCCCAGCGACGCACAGGACCATCCCGACCGCCCAGATGCCCGCGTAGACGGACAACGGCACGGTTTCGCCCAGGAGGTCCAGCCCGACGGGCAGGACGACCCCGGAGGTGCCGGGCGGCAGGCAAGACACCACGTGCGCGGCGCAGAACGCGGCCCCGAACAGCAGCACGCTTCCACGCGGGCCGTTGAGTCGGCGAACGATCCGGTCGGGCATGAGTCCCCCTGGGTCTTGACAGGTGTATTACACCCGACGCATGGTAGGTGTATGACACCCCGTCGGATCCAGCTGCAGCCCTCGTGGCGCAGCGTCGCGCGCCTGCTGGCGCTGGTCGTCGTGACCGCGCTCGCCGGGTCCCTGCTGGGCCCGGTCATCGGGGGGTCGTTCGGGTACGCCTGGGGCTACCTCGGCGGCGTGGCCGGTCCCGTCGCGCTCGTCGCGTTCGGCGCCTGGTCCGCGGCGTGGATCGTCCGGGCGCAGCCGCTACGGTGACGGGCGTGAGCCCGAACCAGCCGAAGAACGCCGCCCGCCCGGTGCGGATCGACGACGCCACCTGGGACGCCGTGAAGGCCGAGGCGCTGGAGCGCGGCATCACGGCGTCCGACGTCGTGCGCGAGGCGATCCGCGAGCACCTCGACCGTCAGCGGTAGAACGTCACCAGCGCGGACGTCGTGCAGCCGCCGGTCATGCCCGCCGCCGTCGCCTGCAGCATCGTCTGGCAGGTGATCACCCCGCCGCTGAGCCCGGAGAGCGACGCGGAGAACGACGAGGCTCCGTTCCCGAAGATCGGGTCGGTCACCACCGTCATCTGCAGGCCGTCCGCCCCGTTGATGCGGGTCTTCATCGCCGCCGCGTTCGAGCTCGTCGACGACCCCACGAAGCACGACGACACCGCGAGCACCTCGGCGCGCGTGAAGCCAGCGGGCACGGCGACGTTGACCGCCGCGTAGCCACCGAACGACGCCGTCGGCAGGGTGATCTGCGTCTGCATCGCGTTGCCCGACCGGCCCGTGATCGGGTTGGCCAGTGCGTCGTTCCCGATGATGCCGCCGCGCAGGGTCAGGTCGTTGACCTCGAGCCCCGTCGACGTCAGCCGCCAGCCCGACGCGCCGGCCGCGAAGTTCTCGGACCGGATCACGCCGGACACGACCATGTCGGACAGGAGAGACAGCAGGCCTGACACGGTGAGGGTGCCGGACACCGTGGTGTCCCCGCTGATGTCGACGTCGCCGCCGAGCTCGGTGTCTCCCGTGGCCGAGAGGGCACCGAGCACGGCGAGCGCCGACTCGATGGTCATGCCGGTGTCGGCGACGCGGATGCCCGCCTGCCGCAGGGGCGCCCCGCCCTGCAGCGCCTTCACCGCGCGCCACAGGTTGCGGATCTCCTCGGCCAGGGCTGGAAGTCCGCCGCGAGGCGCGCGGCGCATGTCGGACGACGAGACCATCAGCCCTCCCTCGTCGGCATGAGCGCCACCTGGACGTGACCGGAGGCGCCACCCGAGATCCGGGCGACCCGCGTCCGGTACGCCCGCCCGCTCGGGTAGTCGTAGCGCAGGTACGGGTGGTCCTCGGGTGTCCACACGGACGCGAAGTCCCCCGGCCGGTACGTGCCGAGCAGGGGAGACGCGTTCGGGTCGACCGTGAGGCCCCACGTCATCTCCGGCGCTGACCCGTACCGCAGGTCTGCGTCCGCGTGCGCCTGCAGCGTGGAGGACTTCTTCACCGTCGAGTAGCCCTCGACGGACTCGAGCAGCGGCATCCCGTCGGCCCACGCTGCGGCATCCTGCGCGCGGCGGATCAGCAGGGCCTCGTCCATGCCCTCGCCCGTGGCCCAGGACCGGTTCGTCAGGACGGTCCCGTCGACCGAGACCGCCAGGCCAGACGTGGAGCCCCGCACCGCGGCGGCATCCCACACCCAGTCGGGCCCGTCCTGGTGGAGCAGCGGGTCGGTCGTCGTGCCGACGCGCATCACCCACTCGACAGAGCGACCGTCAGCGGTGAACCGCGGCGCGAACGCGACGTCGGGCCCGTTGATGACGCCCATGAGCGCCGAGACGCGCTCCCAGACCGTCGCCAGGTCGAACCCCTCGTAGGTGTACTCGCTGGACCCCGACTCGTCCGCCGGGAGCACGATCGGCAGGCTGCCGCCGGTGTGCGACAGCGCCAGCTGGACCAGCCGCTTCGCGATCGTGCCGAGGCTTCCGGTGTACGTGACCGCCCACTTCGCCCACCCCGACGAGATCGCACCCATGACGATGCGCCGGTCGAACAGCGACGGCAGTCCGGTGGCCTTCACCGTCAGCAGTCCGCGCCCCGCGTCGGGCAGGGAGTGCAGCCAGATCGGCCCAGCCTCGAGCAGCTCGTCTCCAACGGCCACGCCGAGGAAGCAGCGCGCGGGCTGCAGGTGGCGCAGCAGCTCCGGCCGGGACCGGGCCTCCTGCGCGAGCAGCGGGATAACGGGCTGCACGGTGCCGGCGCCGCGGTGCACGACCTCCCAGCGGGTCTGGTCCGTGACCGGGACGTTGTGGTCCAGGACCAGACCGGTGCGCAGCTCGCCGGCGACGATCCGGATGGACCGGTCGGTCGTGGTCGCCGGGGCGGGCGCGACCGCGTTGACCATCGCGACCATGTCCGCGGAGTACGTGAAGTACGTGTCGCCGTAGAAGTTGATCCGGGACACGTGCAGCCGGTCCGTCGACCCGACCGGGAACACTGGCCGGACGAGGCGCTGCGTCGTGGACGCGAGCACCTCGGTGGTGAACTGCGACCCGGCCTCGTCGGTCCTAACGATCCGGACCGAGTCCCGGCCGTCGACCTGTGCGGCCACGGCGACCACGTCCTCGGGGCAGGGGTTGGGGAACCCCATCGACGCCAGGTAGTTGGAGTTGTCCGTGTACCCGAACTTGGGGCCGGCGGGCCCGTACTCGCGGGTGATCCGCGACGTGCCGGTGAGGGTGGTGACCTTGTAGGTCGCGAGGTGCGGGGTCGCGATCTCCCAGTCGGCGTAGGCGACGGCGGGTGCCGACGGCCCGGGGCGGACGTAGAACATCCACCGCGACCACCCCTCGGGGGGCTCCGGGAGCAGCGGGGTGGCGGTGTCGAGCACCGGCAGCCCGGTCCCGGTCACCACGTTGGCGACGACAGCGTCGCCGTCCATCGGGGAGAGGACCTGCCCGGTGATGACGTCGAGCTCGTAGTACCGGACGGCGTGGAACCCGACGTGCGGGGAGTACCCCCACGTCATGCGGAGCACCTGGCCCTCGCTGGCGTGCGCGTCAGCGACCGACAGGTAGGACTGCGCGGCGGCGGTGAACAGCGGGACCGCGGCGCCGAACGTCACGGCGCCCGACGCCTGGTCCACGGTCACCGGGACGTACCGCCAGGAGGCGCCGGTGACCCGGCAGAACACCCAGAAGACGTCCGCGGCGTCGGTGCACAGGTGCCGGATGCGGTGGATGATCGCGTAGGACGTCGGCGACCCGAAGTCGAACGCGACGACCGGCGCGGTCTGCAGGGACTGGATGGCCCCCGCCCGGTCGGACACCTTCACCTTGAGCAGGGTGTCCTCGCCGTGCTCGTTCCACGCGAGGAGCATCCGGCGGCCGGGGATCTCGGCCCAGAGCGCGGGGGCGTTGTGGTCGTCCTGGCCGGCGAACGCCGCGGGTACGACCGTGGTCTGCCCGGTGGCGTGGTCAACTTCGACGACCTGGACGGTGCCGTTCGAGGACAGCCCGCCGGAGACGGTGCGTCCGTCGAGCTCGGTCGCGACCGGGGACGTCCACCACTCGGTGATGACGTCCGGGGCGGTTGCGAACTGCGTCCACACCATCAGGCGGGGCCGAGGTAGCGGATGACGACGGTCGCGGCAGGCAGGGCCGTGCCCGAGGAGCCGACGATGTCCAGCGCGGCGCCGGACGTCTGCCGGGCGTTGATCGAGATGCGGTCGCCGGCGACGGCGGTCAGCTCGTCGCTGCCCTGCACGATCGTCGGGTTGCTCGCCGTGCCCGGAACGACGGCCATGACGACGACCTCCCCGGTGCTGAGCGTGTACGTCAGGTACCGGTTACCGGCGGCATTCGCGGCGAACACGACGCGCGCGCTTACGGCGTACCGCCCCGACAGGGGGAACGTGAACGAGTTCGCCGAGGTGCTGTACGTGATGCCGTCGTCCCAGATGACGGTGTCGAACACGATGGTCTGCCCGGGCGCTCCGGACGCGTTCGCGACGGAGATCGCGGCCGAGGCGGGCGCGCGCGTGGACTTCCGCGACGGCCCAGCGCCATCGGGCCGGAACCAGCCGCCGCCGGTGTTGACCTCGACGAAGCCCTTGTCGATGCGCCACACCCTGGCGGGGTTCGACAGGGACCCCCACGTGATCGCGTCGCGCTGCGCCGTGCCCGTCACCGGGATCGGTACGCCGCGCAGCGCGGACCACTGCCGCTGCGAGACGTCGGCGGTGCCGCCCGCCGTGCCGGTCGCACCGGCCGGGATGGTGAAGCGCGCGAGCTCGATCGAACCGGCCGGCGCAGGGACGCCCTGCGCGACGGCGAACGCCGGGGCCGCGTTCGCGTCACCCGCGTCGAGGTCGCGGTGCATCGCGTAGATGATGTCCACGCGCGACCCTGTGCCCGGCGCGGTGCTGGTGGCCGCCGTGGTGTCGGCGTCGTTCGCCCACACCGCGACGCCGTCGGTCGCGCCCTTGGACGTGGCCAGGTGCCCGCCGCTGATCGTGTAGGCCCACCCGGACGTGCCGGTGACCACGAGACCGCCGAGCACGCCCGGGCGGCCGCCGGCGCCCGCGCTGACGGGCGCGAGCACCCCCGCCAGTGCCATGCGCGCGGCCTTCGGCCCGGTCCCCGCGGTCGAGTCCCGGCGGACGAACAGGGGTCGTGTCACAGCCACAGCAGCCTCCCGGCAGGGTTCACAGGTACGGCGGCCGGATGGAGGCCGTCAGGACAGCGGACGTCGCCCCACCGAGGGGCGAGAAGAAGGCCGTGGCGGACTCGCCCGGCTCGATGGACCACCACTCGCGGCGCGTGAGGTACCGGGAGTAGTCCGCTCCGTCCAGCAGCGCGGTACCCGACGCGGCGTCGATTACGAGCGCGGACCCCGCCTGGACGGGCCGCTCGAACTGGATGGTTCGGCCGTCAGAGACGATCGCGAAGCCTCCGTCAGGAGTCGGCCCCGTGACGGTGAAGACCGGGAACCCGGCCACCGACCCCGTGTTGGTGAGCGTGACGAGGCCGTCGACGGTGCCAGGCGTGCCGAAGTCGAGGTAGCCGACATCGGTGCTCGTCCCGTCGGTGAACAGGTCGAACTCGAGGCCGCCGGTGTCCTGCGCGAATTGGGTGGAGTCCGTGACCGCGGCGCCGTACCGGTACGGGTCACGGCACCGCCACTGCACGGCGAACGGGAACCGGCCCTGCGCCCACGCCTGGGCGGGGGATGCCCGGAACCGCACGAGCTGCGCGAACGCGGTGAGCTCGCGGCCGGCGTGCGTGACGACGAGCTCCTCGGCGGGTCCCGGCACCGCCCGCCACGTCATCGCCGTGCGGATCTGCTGCAGCAGGGCGTCCCGGTCGATGCCGCCGTGGACGAACCCGCCCAGGGTGATGACCCGCTCGTCGGCCCAGACCGGCGAGTCGTACCGGCCGTGGGCCGACGGGCGCTCGACCGAGTCGTCACGCCCGTCGGGGAGGTCTTCCCAGCCCTCGAACGACTCGACCTTGAACGGCGAACCGCTCCCGGATCCGGTGAGGGTCAGGCCCCGCCAGACGATCTCCGTGCAGGACAGGTCCACTACGCCTCCCCGGCCATCGAGAACGTGATCTCGTCGTCGAACGCGCGCATCGCGGCGCGCGGGTCAGCGGCGACGATCGACACGTCACCGAACGTCGGGCCCGGTCGGCCACCAGCGAAACGCACCTGCTGGGTGACGGTCGAGGCGTAGCCGGGCGACCCGCCCCGGGCGAACCCAGGGAGCGCGCCGACACGGGCAGCGGCGCGCATGTTCGCGACGGCGCCGTGACCGCCGGCGCCGCGGACTTCGGCGGCCGTCCAGACGTGCTCCTGGTTGGACAGGCGCGCGAGGATGCTGTCCGACGTCGACGTGCCAGGACCGCGGACCTCACCGCCCTCGGCGTATCCGGGCGCGAAGATGGTCCCGACCCCCGCTGTAGCGCCTCCCCACCCGGGCACGGCGCGGAGCGTCTCGCGCAGTGTGGCGAGCTTCGACATCGCCGAGGAGGTGTTCACGTCGACGGTCGGGACGACACCCTCGATCTCGAGGTTGTACTCCGCCATGATCTGCTCGACCGTCGACGTCCCCGCCGCGAGCTTCGCCGCGATCTCCGCGGCCGCGCCGGAGCCGAGCTGAGCAGACGCCGCGGCGATGACCGGAGCTGCCGTGTTCAGGGTCGTGGCGAACGCCCCCGTCGCCGTCGCGGACCGCTGCCCGAACAGCTCCTCCATCCGCGCGAGCTCTTCGTCCGACGCGTTGACGAGCTGCGCCACGAGCGGGGCGCCTTCGGCGCCCATCGAGTACAGCTCGTCGATCACGCCCTGCGACGCCCGACCGGACAGCAGCAGCAGGTTCTGCTCCCACGACGACTGCGCGTCGACCTGGCGCTGCAGCTCGGCGCGGTACTCCTCGGTCGAGATCGAGAACCCGTCGTAGAACGTCTCCCAGGAGTCCTCGGACGACTCGGTGGCGTCGGCGGTGGCCTGCGCGACGTCCTTGTTCTTCTGGACGAGGGTGTCGTAGGCGTCGAACGCCGAGACGAACGACGCGTCCGCCGCGGCGACGTCCTCGAGCCAGTTCTTGAGCTCCTCGTCAGCCTCCGTGGTGGCGGCGGCGACCTCGTCCATGCCCCCGGCCAGCCCGCTCGCCGACGTGCCGGCGAGCTCCTGCTGCACGTCCGCCGCGGCGAGCGCGTCCGCGTACGGACCCATGAGCCCGAGGAGCTCCTCGCGCGTGCGCCCGGTCTCCTCCATGGCGGCCGCGAACCTGCGCTCGGCCTCCTCGGGGTTCGAGGCGTAGATCGTCGCGAGCGCGCTGCCGAACTGGGTGAACGCGTCCTCGGCCTTGCCCGTGGCCGTCGACAGCCCGAGGATCCCGCCGATGTTCCGGTCGGCCCATGTGTTGATGTCGCTGTCGAGCGCGCGGTCTGCGGCGCCCTTCATGTCGTCGAACGTCTCGGACAGACCAGCGAAGGCGGCATCGACGCCCTCGACGCCCTCGGCATCGAGCAGGGCCTTCGTCATCTGCTCGACCGACGGGACCGCGTCGAGCGAGGCGGCGTTGATCTCGTTGAGCGCGGCCGCGACGCCGATCAGTGCGACGGCGGCGCCGCCGATCTTCGCGCTGTTCGATCCGATGCGGCCGAGCGCGGTGGCAGCGCGCGGGCTGATCGCCCCGATATCCTTGAGCGCGTTCACAGTCTCGAGCGCGCGAGGCAGCAGCAGCAGGAACGACCCTGCCGCGAGGGCGGTGCCGCCGGCGAGCGCGGTCAGGCCGGTGCCCACACGCAGCACGGGGTCGGGCAGGTCGCCGATGAACGTCGCGAACGCCGCGACGGCGTCCGACGCGCCCTGGATCGCGGGCAGGAACGCCTCGCCGATCGTGATGGCGGCGTCCTGCACGGTGTTCCGTGCGACCTGCAGCTTCGACGCCGTCGTGTCGTACCGCTTCGCGGCCTCGTCGACGAGCGCGGAGTTGTCGGCCCATGCCTGCGCCTGCAGGTTCAGCGACTCGTTGAGCAGGTCACCGGACGCCTTGAGCTGCAGCAGGATCCGCTGCTCCTCGGTCGACCGGAACCCGAGGTCGGTCAGCGTGGACACGACGTTGCCGCCGGACGCCTCGACGCCGTTCAGGCCCGTCGCGAACGCACCGAGCGCCCGGATCGGGTCGTTCCCGAACGCGTCGGCGAAGTCGCTGGCGGACATGCCGGCAATGCGCGCGAACCCCTCGAGGTCCGCACCGCCGGACTCGACCGCGGTGTACAGGTCCTGCAGGACTCGGGACGCGACACCGCCACCGAGCTCGGCGGTGACGCCCATCGACGCGAGCGCGTTCGCCAGGCCGAGGACCTCGCCCGAGGTCGCGCCGACGAGCTTGCCGGACCCGGCGATGCGCTGGGCCATCATGACGATCTCGCGCTCGGTCGACGCGCCGTCGTTGCCCAGCGCGACGAGCGTCGCGCCGAAGCGCTGGACGTCGTCGGTCCCGCCCGAGAGGTCGAGGCCCATGACGTTCGCCATCTGCGCGATCGCCGTGGCCGCCTCGTCGGCCGACAGGTTCGTCGTCTCGCCGAGGTCGATCATCGTGCGCGTGAAGTCGGTGATCCCACCGATGCCCACGCCGAGCTGCCCCGCAGCCTCGGCCACGGCGGCGATCTCCTGGTGCGACGCCGGGAGGGTCTTCGCGAGGTCGCGCAGCGATCCCTCAAGCGCGGCCATCTGCGCGTCCGACCCGTCAACCGTCTTGGAGACGCCCGCCCAGGCGGTCTCCCAGTCGATCGCGGCCTTCGCGGAGTACCCGAGGGCCGCGACGGTGGTCGCGCCGAACGCGGTCAGGGCGGTGCCGGCCCGGTCCCACGACTCCCGGTTGTCGAGGGCGCTCTTGGTCATGCGGCCGAGCGCGGTCGTCGCGCTCTGCGACGACTTCTCGGCGTCCTCGCCGACCTTCTTCGTCGACTTGGACGCCTCGTCCATCTGGCGCTTGAAGTCGGCGATCTGCGCCGAGAGGATCACCTTGATGGAGCGGTCGGCCACGACACCTCCCCGGTGGGTTGCCGGCGGCGTGGCCGGGTGAGGTCAGTGGTCGGTGTCGTCGTTGCGCAGGTCGACGACGACGACCCGGGTGCCGGGGTCGACGTCGTCCTTGCCCTGGTGGTCCTTGTGCCACTCGTCGATGGGCTTCTGCGCGTAGTCCGTCTGCTCGCGGACCTCGAACCAGCCGTCGTTGTCCGGGTTGAGGGCGTCGGTCCAGGGGATGCCGTGGGGTCCGACGGACTCCTCGTTGTGGATCAGCGCCTCGGCGAGCCCACGGTCACGGCTGGACCACGCGAAGTAGTCCGACGGGCGTGCGCCCCACGCGCGGGCCGCCTTGAGGGCGAGGGTCAGCCCCGGTCGCTGTCGGAGCGCCCGGGCGACGTAGGGCGGGGGACCTCCACCTCGCCGGACGTCGCGGACTCCACGGCCTGCACGAGGCGGGTGGCCTGGGCCTTGCCGTGCGGCCGGCTGCGGAGCTTGCGGACCTGCTCGATGGTGACCGACCGGCGGACGCCCTTGGGGGTGCGGACCTCGGTGACGGCGAGCGCGATCATCGCGAGGTTCCGCTCGGTCATCACGGCCTCGCGGGCCTCGAGGTGAGCCGCTCCGGCAGCCAGCTGCTCGTCGGACCAGACCTCGCCGGGCTTCTTCGGCGTGCGGATGATCTCCGGGATGACGGGATCGGGGTGGGCGTCGACGATCGCGCGGACCTCGTCCTCGGTGAGCGCGCGGACGGTCCAGGTCGCCTTGGACGCCTCCCAGCGGGCGTGCAGGCGGTGCATCTCCTCGATGATGTCGCTGACCGGTCCGCCGGCCATCGTCTCCTCCGCGCCGCTGGGGTTCGCGGCCTGGGCGGCGGTGAGCCGCTGGCTCAGGATGTCGAACTCGGCGACCAGGGCGGGGTCGTTGTAGATCTCGACGGCGCGCTTCGCGAGCGTGCCGGTCGACAGCCACTCGTCGAGGTCGAAGTCGTCCTCGGTCAGCGTGGCGTCGGTGGTGGGGTTCTCGGTCACAGGTCTCTCCTTCACAGGTCCACAGGTCGGGTCACAGGTCGGGTGGTGCGGGGTGGTCCTGCCCCGGGCGCGGACCTGTGAGACGCGCCCGGGGCAGGGGTCGAAGGGCTCAGGCCCCGCCGGCGGCGACCGCGATGAACGGCCACGCCGACTGCACCTCGGCCGGGATGCGGTACTTCACGTACCCACCCAGGTCCGACGGCGGCTGCGGCTCGTCCGTCGCGACCTCCGCGCCGAGGTAGATCTCGTCGGACGCGGCCCACGCGGCGGTGGCCTTCTTCCCGGTCTTCCGGGCGTACCCCCACAGGGGCGTGCCCTTCGCCTTGACGGCCGCGAACTTGGCGTCCTCGGTCGGGTCCGGCGCGCCCGTGGTCGGGTCGAAGTACCGGAAGACCGTGAACCCGGCCTGGAAGTTGGACGCGGCGAGCGCGTTCGCGTTGTTCTCGGTGCAGAGCGCCTTCTCGGCGACCTTGTCCGAGTCCGTGGCGCCCCACAGGAAGTCGGACGCGAGGACGTCGCACGAGAAGTCGAGGCCGGCGTTGAGCTCGGCTGCGGTCGGCTCGGCGGGGTTCGCCGGCTCCTCCACGAGGATCGTGAACTTGGTCTTGCCGTCAGCCAGGGAACGGGGCATCCGGGATCACTCCTTGGTCTTGTCCCCGGAGGCCGGGGCGTCGGTGGTGGCCTGGTCGCTGGCCTGGGCGTCCGCCGCCTTCTGGCGGGGGGTCTTGTTGAAGCCCTTCCCGAGCACGGGGTGCCCGAGGAAGTGGGCGGGGATGCGGACCTTCTTGCCGGTCCGCTTGCTGTAGGCGTCGACGAAGCCGTCGTCCATGGCGGGTGCCTCCTGGTCAGATCTGGCAGCGGTAGAGCAGCGGGACGTACCAGCGGGGAGGCCGGACGTCTGGGTCGCGCGTGACCGTGCGGGATGCGGGGGTCACGTCACGGAGGGGGGACGCGGTGTCGAGCACCCACCGGTCGCGCAGGGCGCCGCGGACGACGTCGATCGCGGCGAGGCACCAGGCGACGTCGCCGGCGGCAACCGTGACGGTCCCTTCCCACGCGAGGGCGCCTCCGGTGACGAGGTCCGCGTCTGTGGGGTCACCACCGGGCGACGGCCACAGGACGGCGTAGGGGTACACGCGCCCGCTGGCGTCGGCCGGGGGGTTCGGGGGGACGTCGCCGTCGAAGGCGGTCACCGTCGGGAGCGCGTCGAGGATGGTGAACACCGCTGCGTGCAGGTCGGAGGGCGTGCTCACAGTGCCTGCTCGGCGAGCTGCTCGAGCGCGGCGACGAAGTCGGGCTGGACGCGGTCGAACGCGGGCCCGAGGAACGCGTGCGGGGCCATGCGGGACGTGCCGAGCTCGACGAACGGCGCGTAGGACGCCGTCGGGCCGACCTGCGCCTCGATGGACCCGCCGCGGCCGTCGCCGACGAAGTCGGTGCCGATGCCGTTGCGGAGGTTGCCGGTGTCGACGGGCGCGAACTGCTCCGCGCCGGCCTCGACGCGGTACGCCGACGAGCGGACGACAGCGGACGCACCGGCCCCTACGCGCGCGCCCGCGGCGGCGAGGTCAGCGGACAGGCGGTTCAGATCGGACGCGTCGATGCGGACGTCGGCCATCGGCCCTCCCCGGTACGGTCGGTGCATGGCTGAGGAGCGGGAGTGCGCGCACGAGCGCACGCGGGAGAGCACGCGGACCGACCGGCGCGAGACCGGGCCCGTGAAGACGGTCACGGTGACGTGCGAGGCGTGCGGGAAGGTCGTGCGGGCGTTCGCCGTGCCGGGCTAGGCAGCGGGCTGGTTGTCCGCGTCGTCGGTGCACGTGAGGTCCTGCTCCCAGGCGAGGGAGGACCGGTTCACGGACCGCACGGTCAGGAGCCGGCCGATCAGCCGGGTGGGGCCGTTCGCGTCGACGTACGTGACCCGGACGCGGGCGCCCTCGGACTGCGGGCCCGCGGCGCGGGGGAGGGCTACGAGGACGGCCTGCTCGGCGACGAGCTGGTCCGCGGCGTCGGTCTCGCGGGTGCCGGTCCCGGTGTACTGGACGCGGCAGGGCCCGGTGTACGTCGCCAGCGGGGTGCCGGCGGTGGACCCGTTGGTGGGGTCCCAGCCGCCGCCGGCCTGGCCGAACGTGATCGCGCACTCGGCGTTCATCGCGCCCTCGGTGACCGGGGCGTGATGCGCGGACCACCCGGCGGGGACGACACGGGTGGTGGGGAACGGGGCCATCACGGCCACCCGTACAGCGGCCGCTCGGTGAGCTCGGGGACGCCGCCGGGGTACGGGGAGAACTCTGCGACGTCGAGGAACCCGCCGGCGGCGTCGTCGTCCGCGGTGTCGGCCTGGGCGCGGAGGGTCGCGGCCTGCTTGCGGAGCACGTCGGCGAGCTTCGCGCCGTCGGTGGACAGGTCGTGGGTACGGATGACCTTGGAGACCAGCGCCTCGGACGTGGCGATCGCGTCGAGCGCGTCGGCCGCGGCGCGGCGGGTCTGCGACAGGGTCGAGGTGGCGGCGGTGCCGCCGTACAGGCCGAGGTACCCCTCGACCTGCTGATCCGTGAGCGTCAGCGCGCTCTCGGTGGTGTCGGCGATGAGCAGGCGGACCTGCCCGACCGGGGTGGTGTGGTCGATCGCCACGGTGTGACCTCCCCGGGTGCGGTGTCGGACGCAGGACGCGCTGCTGCAGGGCTGGAAAGGACCCGGCGTGAACAGCCCCAAGCGGCCTTCGTCGGTGGTGAGTGGGGACGCAGACGAACCCGTTGCCGGGCCGACGTTGACGTCCGACACCGCAGACCCGGCCGCCGCTCGTGAGCGGAACGGACGGCCGGGCTAGGGGTGGATCAGGACGAGGCGCCGGTGGCCGCGTAGGTGTGGATCGGGTCCACGTGCGCGGAGCCGGTCACGTGACGGACGCGGTAGTACACGCCGTCCTCGTTGAACGAGCCCTCGTCGGCGCCGATCGTGCCGCCGCCGACCCGGGTGCCCTGGTCGTTCTTCATCCGGATGTCCGGGGTCTCGAAGCCGCGCAGGAACGCGACCGCGATCGCCGGCCGGGAGCTGTCGGGCTTCGGCAGGACGAACCACGCCAGGCCCTTGATCCGGCGGTGCACGACGAGCTCGATCGCGACGTCACGCAGCGGGTTCGGCTGGATGACCGTCCGCGAGCCCTGGGTGACACGGATCTCCGTGGCGTTCAGGATCGCGCGGGCGTTCATCTCCTGGGCCGGGCCGACGACCAGGACCAGGCCCTCGTCGGCCGGCACGATGTTGCCGTCCGAGTCGGTGCGGGTCGTCACCGCGGTGATCGCCGCCGACAGGTTCGCGTCGTCGAGGACCTTCGCCTCGGGCGCGTTGCCGTTGCCCGAGTTGAAGAACGCCGTGTTCGGGGCGCCGGTCGCGACGTTCACCAGCTGCGCGAGGGCGGTGACGTCCTCGGTGACGCGGGCGGCCGCGGCGAAGTTCGACGGGATGCGCTGCAGCTCGTCGATGTCGTCGTTGATGCCGGCCTCCCAGGAGAAGCCGAACCGGCGGCCGAACTTGCCGACCTGGATCGGGTACTCCTTGGTGTCACCGGACACCTCGGGGTACTCGGTCAGCTCCGGTACCGCGTCCAGGGCGGTGCGGCCGCCGAGGATGTCGACGAGCTGCTTCGGCTTGAAGTTCCGGACCGTGGTGCGGGACGCGAACGCGGACCACTGCGGGTCCTGCTCGCGGTACGCGGCCAGGAGCTCGCGGTCGAGGACGTCGCCGGTGACGGACCGGAAGAGGTCCGACGTCGACAGGGCCTCGTGGACGGCGAGCGCGGCACGGGGCGAGCCGTCCCACGCGCGCATCCACATCGTCGAGGCCTCGACGATGGCCTTCGCCCGGGCGGGGCTGTAGTGCCGGCGCTCGGCCGGGGAGGCACCGAGGAGGGTGCCCGCGTCGGTCAGCCCGAAGGACTCACCGACGTTCGTGATGCTGCTGCTCATGGGGTGGCCTCCTCAGACCTGGGCGAGAGCGACGCGGATGACCCCGGCGGCGGCGCCCTTGGTCTCGAGGGCGTAGCCGAACAGGGTGTCGCTGCCCGCGGTCGCGGTCAGCGTGTTGGAGCTGGTGATGTAGACCGGCAGGCCGACCGAGGCGATCGCGCCGGTGACCGACAGGTCGTAGGCGCCCTGGCGCCACACCGAGGCGTAGCCCTCGGCGTTGCCGCCCTCGCCCTCGGCGGTCGCGGTCACGCCGATGAGCGACCCGACCTTCACCGGGGTGCCGGAGAGGGTGTTGTTGGGGACGGGCAGCGACAGCTTGGTCGCCTCGTTGAACACGGCGTTGCGCATGGGTCAGGCCTCCTTGACCTGGCGGCCGAACGCGGACCCGACGGCCGCGTCGACGTCGGACTCCGACAGCGCGTCGCCGTCGGTGGGCAGGGTGTCGCCGCCGAAGCCGCGGACACGGCCCGCGCCGGACGCCTCGGCGAGCTCCGCGGCGGACTCCTCCGCGGCGGTCTTGAGGGCGGCCTCGTCGACGGCGCCGGCCTCGGTGAGCGGCGCGGACGCGGCGAGGCGGGCGACGGTCTTCGGGGCGGTCACGCCGGCGGCGTCGAACGCCTCCCGCACGACCTTCTCGGCGACCGCGGTGTTCGCGGTCTTGAGCGCCTCGGCGAGCTTGGCCTCGGCAGTGTCAGCCCGCTGGCGCTCGGCGTCGCGCTCGGACTCGAGCGTCGGCACCCGGCCGTGGGCCTCCTCGAGCTGGCGCAGACGCGCCTCCTCGATCTGGGGCATGGTGTCCTCCTCGGACTCCTGGGGGTTGGACTGCCCGGCCGGGTCGACCGGGACGTAGGTGGTCTGCGCGCGGACCTCCGTGCGCTCGCCCGTCAGGGCGGTGGCGACGTCATCGTCGACGTCGTAGGCCTGCTGGTAGGTGCCGGTGTCGTCACCGCCGTCGATCTGGAACCAGACCGTCGTGTCGTCGAAGTCGCGGACCCACGTCCAGAAGCCCTCGCCGCCGTGCTCGGCCTTCACCAGGGAGTCGAGCTGGTCGCGGCGGTCGTTCGCAGTGGCCTCGGCCACGCCGCGGCGGATGGCGGCCTCGACGGCGTCGGAGCGGACCTCCGGTGCTTGGTCCCACACGTCGCGCTCGTACAGCCCGGGGGCGTCGGCCTCGACGCGGGCCACGAACGCGGCCAGGGCGTCCCCGATGCCGCCGGAGAGGGTGATGCGCTCCTCGCGGGTCAGGCGGCCGTCGCCGAACATCTCGTCGGCGAGGACGGTGAAGTCGCGGTGGATGCGGGACTCGACCCACTGCCCGACGTTGCGGGCCTCGGTCACGCGGTGCCGGGCGGACTCAATGACCTGCGCGACCTTCCCGCCGCGGCCGGCGCGGGTCACGAAGTCGACGGACTCTCCGGCGGTGAGCCGGGAGAACACGCGACCGGTGCGGCCCTCGGCCTCCCCGAGCTCGCCCTCCGCGCTTCCGCGGACAGACACGCCGATGACGTCGGCCATCTCGACGAGCGGCTGCCGCCAGTGGGAGAACACGCGGGCCTCTGCGACCAGGGCGCCGGCGGCGGCGTCCCAGCGGGCGTCCTCCGTCAGGACGGCGGCGAGGTCCTTGACCGTGCGCTCCGGGCGGTCGAACATCTCCGATTCGGCGGGGTGGTCGATGTACATGTGCGTCCCGGCGGGCCAGATCCGGTCGCGGCCCGCGGCCTCGAGGAGGTCCTGGCTGTAGTAGCCGGACGACCCCCAGCCCGGGGTGATGAGCTCGATGAGGAGCCGGCCGGGGCCCTCCGCCGGGGTGGCGGCGGATCCGAAGGCGGTCGACTCGGCGAGGGTGACGCGCACGGCGACCTCCTGGGAAGATGCCGTCCGTGGACGGACTACTGAGGGGGCTCGGTGACACCTGGGCCTGGGTCAACGACAACGGCACGGGCCTCGCCGCAGTGGCGGCGATCGTCACCGGCGTCTTCGCTGCGGTCGCTCTCCGGCAGACGGCTCGGGACTCGCGCGAGCGGACCAGGCCGTACGTCATCGCGGAGTACCAGCGCATCCCGTACGCGTCTGGGACGCTCGCGCTCGTAGTGCAGAACACCGGCCAGTCGGTGGCGACCGACGTGAAGGTCACCTTCGACGACTTGGGCCCCGAGGCGAAGCGCACGGGCTCGCTCGTCGAGGTCATCGCCCGGCGGTACGACCGAACGTTCCTGGCGATGCCCCCGGGTCAGGCGTTCGCGAACTCGGTCCGGACCTCGGCGCGCAACGCGAAGGGCGAGGACAAGCCCGAGGACACGGTGACAGCCACCGTCACCTACAAGCACGGCCGCAAGAGGTACACCGAGACGTTCGTCCTGGACTGCACGGTCTACGCCGGCGAGGTCACGACCTCGTCGACTGAGTCCCCCGAGGGGCGACTCAAGGAGATCCGTGACGCGGTTCGGTCGATCGCGGACGAGGTCGGTGGTGCGCGCGACGACGTGCGCTCGGCCGTGGCGGCGGTGAGCCGTGGACGTGACCTGCCCTGAGCACGTCTGGCGTCTCGACGGTGTGACGTTCGGCGAGGGCGCCCTGACGGAGTACGTGTGCGTCCGGTGTGGCACCGAGCAGGTCGTGCCGCCCGGTGCGGTGCACCCGCAGACGGTCTAGGCGACCCGCGCGAGCAGGTCCCGCGCCGGCGTCGGCACCCACGAGTCACGCCAGCCCGGGTTCGTGCGCTGCTGCGTGAGGTCCGACCACGGCACACCGCCGTCGAGGGCCTGCAGCCGGGCCGGGCCCATCACCTGCAGCTGCTGCTGCCGCTCGAGGTCCGCGAACCACGCCTGCGCGTCCGGGGTGATGTCCGCGGGCTCGTCGAGGTCGATCCCGAGGTCCCGCCACGAGCGGGCCTTGGGCATCCGTGCGCACCGCCCCTGGGGGTGGTCGTTCGGGCCGGTCTCGTCGAGGTCGTGGACGGTGCCGTGCTTCGCGAGGCACGACGGGCAGGTGCGGGTGTCGAGTTGCGCGAGCCACACCCACCCGGACAGGACGTCCCGGTTCGCCATCTGCGACGCCGACGCGGACGCACGGTGTGCGTCCAGGATCTCGGTCCGCGCGATCGTGAGCGCCCGGGTCAGGCCGCCGTTGAACGCGCCCTCGGCCTGCCGAACCATGCGGCGCGCCGCCTGCCGGGGGTTGTCGCCGAGCGCGACCCCGCGGATCAGGGTGCGGCGCATCTGCTCCTGCGCGTACACGCCGAGCGACGACGCGTCCCCGAGGATCTGCTCGGTCGTGCGCTGCACGATCCACTGCAGGGACGTCGCGTCGACCCGGTTGAACCGGGTGACGAGGTCCGCGCGCGCCCCCGCGGCGCGCGGCATCTGCGATGCGATGAGTCGTGCCTCGAACTCCGGGGTGAACTCGACCGCGCGGCCGGCGGCGTCGGTGACCGTGATGCCGGTGTGCTCGGCGAGCTCGGCGGTCTTGTCGTTCGCGGCGAGGAGCGCGGCGACAGCGCGGTCGTGGCGGGCGATCGTCCACTGGTCGGGCCAGGCGCCGTCGCGGGACGCGGCGATGAGCGCGTCCGCGGCCTGAGCCCAGGCGTCGTGGATCTCGTCCCACGCGCGGGCCCAGGATCGGACGAGGTCGCGGACGGTGGCGTCGACCTCGCGGTCGACGCGGATTCGGAGCTGGCGGGCGAGACGCAGGGTCTCGTCGTTGATGCTCACCGTCAGGCCTCCGGGTCCTCGTCCTCGGCGCCGGCGCCGACGAGCGCTGCGGGGTCGGTGCCGCGACGGTACGCGTCCACCGCGGCTTGGCCCGCGCTGACGAGCGGGTCGAGCCACCGGCCGTCGTCGTCCGTCAGGTCGTCCAGAACCTCGTCGACGTCCTTCACGCCGAGGGCCTGCAGCAGCAACTTCGCGACCTCGAGCGGCGGGAGCTTGCCCGTGCTGTCGGCCTTCACGATCGCCTCGACGATCTGCGCGACGGGCACGTCCTCCTCGAGCGAGGGGAACGAGACCTCGACCGACCCGTCGGTGTCGCCGGCGAGGACGACGACCTCGCGGCCGGTGAACGGGTCGCGGGTGATCGTGCCCTGCAGCGGTCCGCGGGGTGCGCGGACCGCGGACCGGATGAGGTACGCGCACAGGTTCCGGTACGCCTCAGCCCACAGCGACTGCCGTTGCTGCATCGCGAGCCGCGTCGGGAGTTGCAGCGTCTCGGCTACAGCTCGGGCGCCGGTCTGCCCCGGATCGGCCAGCAGGACCGTGACCGGGATGTCCAGAGCGGCCGCTACCATCGCGGCCAGCGGCCGGCCGGACTCGGAGTCGATCGTGGCGCCGGTCTTCGGGATCGCCTCGAGCGTGACGTCGTCCGACGTGACCGCGGTCGCGCCGACGTTGTTCGGGTTCCCGTCCGACGGCGCGGCGGCGGGGCGGCGCTGGATGCGCTCGCGCAGCTGCTGCGCCTTCCCGGCCTTCTTCGTGGACGCCCGCCACGCGAACTGCGACAGGGCCTTCACCAGGGTCGCCCAGTCCGCGAGGAAGTCCCGGTAGGACCGGGCCCACGGCAGGGCGGCGTAGGCGTCACCGACGCCGAACTTCCATCCGTCGAGGCGGTTCACGGACACCTGGTAGATCGGGGCGTCCCACAGCACCTCGTGCCCGTCGATCGACCGGAGGCGCGCGGCCGGCCGGTACGTCGTCGCCGGGTGGTACGCGGTCCTGGTGCGGGTCACGGTCGCGGCCCTCGACGTGTCGACGGTCGTCTCGAGCCACACCCGCTTGTAGAACCACGGGTCGTCGCGGTCGTCGGGGTTCGTGATGACGTCCGCGACCTCGTCGAACGGCACGGACCGGACCTGCACGAACCCGGTCAGCGGGGACGTGAACGCCGCGATGAACACGTTCCCGTCGGTCCCGAGCGCACGCTCGAGCTCCTCCTGCGCCTGATCGCCGAACACGGCGGCCCGGTTGCCCTGGTCGTCCATGAACGCCTGCACGACGCCGTTGACGTCCTGCGTGCCGTCCTGCCCGGTCGCGCGGGCCTGGACCTGGCAGCCCTGCCCCCACACGTAGGCCTGACGGATCCCGAGGCCCCGCTTGATGAGGGGGTTCACGACGGCCATGACGCGGGCGACCTCTGCGCCGCGGCGCAGGCCCTCGCGGGAGAACTCGGCGCCGGCGTTCGCGGTGAGGCGGGTCCACCCGGCGTCGTCCATGGCGCGCTCGACGTCGGCCAGCGCTTCGCGGAGGTGCTCGACCTCGTGCTCGGCGGCGGTCGCGCGGGCGGTCGCCTCGGTGACGGAGTCGATGCCGGCCGTCTCGCTCACACCGAGCCAGGTGAGGATGCCCACGTGGACCTCCTCACTGTGCGGTTACTCGTCGCGGTCGAAGTCCACTGCGGAGACGATGAGCATGGTGAGAGCGAACATGATCGCGGCGGCCCACATGAGCTCATCAGCGGGCGTCGCGGCCTCTCCCACGAGGTAGTCGATCGCATCGGCGATGCCCCACCAGCCGCTGAGAACGAACCCCGCGACGCCCACCGTCTTCTTCATCTGCGCGGGGGAGAGGGGCCTAAGTGCGCCAGGCGTGACTAGAGCGCGCAGCTCCTGCTCGGGTTGTACTTCCGGCGGGTTGGGCTCGGCGGCGGAGTGGGCCCGGGCCTCGGCTGTCGCGATCGTCGTCGTGAGATCCGACATGATCGATCGGATGTTCGGCAGCCAGTCGGCCTGGGCTTCCGCCAGCATGAGGGTGAACGGCTTGAAGTCGTCCAGGAGCGGTCGCATCATCTGCGAGTAGTCGATGGTGGGCATCGATTCCGCGATCGCACGGCTGAGGGCAGTCATCGCGGGCATGGACGCAGGCGCCAGGGCGTCCCGGATCACCTTGGCGAGCGCGTCCATCTCGCCGAAGACGCCCGACGCAGCCAGGGCGCGCGAGAACTCTCTCCACTCGCCGTCGTCAGCGAACCCGATGCTCATGCGGTCAGGCTAGTAGCCGCCGAGCAGGGCGTGCGGGTCGTCGTAGTCGTCGATCAGGTCGTCGCCGGTGATCTCGCACTCGCCCTCCCACAGGGGCTGCAGGAGGATCCGGTTCAGAGCCTGCGAGAGCGCGTCGACGGTGTCGTCGTGCTGCCCGTTCGGGAACGCCCGGACCTCCTCGAGGAGGTCCTCGACGTTCGGGAGCAGCTCGGCGGTCGGCAGGTGCACGTTGCGGGCGTGGACGAGCGGGGACACCGCGGCGGCGCGCGCGTACTTCGACCCCTCGGGCTCGACGGGGATCAGCCCGATCAGCCGCTTCGACAGGGCGTTGATGACCGCGGGCCCGTTCGCCTTGTCCTCGACGAACTTCGCGACGGCCTGCGGCCACCGCGCGGACATCGCGAGCATCGCCTTGATCGTCGCGGTGAACGACAGCCGGGCCCGGACCTGGTCGACGAGGTACGCGTCGGCGCCGATCCGCAGCCACACCTGCCCGACGACGTAGTCCGAGCTCTTCGTGTCCTTGAACGTGAGGTCCCAGGACTGGACGAGCTCGAAGTCGTGCCCGGGGATCCATCGGGACCCGTCGGCGCGTTCGACCCACAGCGGGGTGTCGTACCGGGCCCACGTCTCGGGGAACAGGTCGCCGGCCGTCGGGGACGGGTGCCCCTGGAACAGCGCGGCCCATGTGCGGGGGCCGGATTGGACCTTGCGTCGCTCCCACTGCTCGGGGGTGCGGCCGCGCGCGGAGATCATGTACTCGCCGGGGTCGCGGCCGAGGATGTCGGTCTCGCCCTGCTCGGGCCGGTGGTCGGCCTGCGCGGGGATGTTCACGACCGACCAGAGGTGCCCGTCCTCGGCGGCAAGGAGGCGGCCAGCGAGGTCGTCGTGGTGCCACCTGGTCAGGATCAGGATGACCGGGGCGCCCGGGGCGAGGCGGGTCGACGCGACATCGGTCCACCAGTCCCAGGCGCGGTCGCGGTAGACCTCGGAGTCGGCCTCGGACCGGTCCTTGAGGGGGTCGTCGATGATCATGACGTCCGCCGGCCGGGAGGTCAGGCCGCCGCCGATGCCGACGGCGTAGACCCCGCCGATGTGGTCGGCGATCTGGAACTCGTGCTGGGCGGCGACGTCGTCGGCGACCGCGATCCCAAGGTCGGGGCCGTGGGTGCCAATCTCGCCGCGGATGAGGCGGCCCATGCGGCGGGCGACGTTCGCGGCGTAGGACGCGATGATGACGCGGGTGTCGGGCCGCTCGCGGAGGAGCCAGACGGGCGCCCACTTCGTCGCGAGGGTGGACTTCCCCTCCTGCGGCGGCATGGAGATGATCAGCCGCGCGTCGGGGGTGGCGAGGGCCGTGGTGATGGCGTCGTTGATGATGTCGAGCGCGGGGGTGCGGACGAACTTCGGGTCGAGCTCGGCGGCCATGTCCGCGGCGGACGGCCAGCGGGGCGGCGGCGGGGGCTCGAACAGGCGGGCGGCGTGCTCGAGGAAGGCGAGCGTCACGACTCACCTGCCCTCACGCTGCTAGTTCCCGGCGAGGCCCTCCCAGTTGACGTTGATGCCGGCGTTGCTCATCTCGTGGGCAAGTCGCATCTTCCAAGCGCCGGCCTCGTCGAGGGAGACGTAGACGACACCGTCGAGATCACCCGGCAACTCGACTCCACTCTCATGGAGCAGCACCACGTTGGCGCGCCCGAGGCGTCCAGCGAAGTAGCCGGCCTCGAACACGACGTTCTGGCGAGCCCGAGGAGAGTCGTCAGTTGCCGTCCGTGCCCGGCCAACGTCGTCGCCGGTCAGGAGAGCCACAGCGAACCCGGCGCTGGCGGCGTAGTCCTCGAGCTTCTCGAGGATCGTCCGGCCACCGTTCGGCTGCTCGTGCAGGATGATCGGCTCGGTGCCGGTGAGGCTCTGCAGGATTCGGAAGAGCTCGTGCTTCCGTGCGTCGTCGTGTCCGTGGACGATGAAGACGCGGCCCTGCTCGGCGGCGGTCGCTCGCTGCTCGTCTGACTCCTGCGTCTCGGCGACCTGAGCCAGCTCCTCGCGAAGTGCAACCTCGCTCTTCGCTGCCTCTAGAAGTGCAGTGGCTCTCCTGACCCCACCAACGCGGTACGCAGCGAAGTCGGTCCCGGTGCCGTACACGCTCGGGCTGTATCGAACCTTCTCGAAGCGCTTGAGCAGCGGTGAGTCGCTGCCCAAGACCGCCCGGAGGGTCACTTCCGCCGAGTTGCGCCAGACCTCGAAACTGTCGGGGTGCCCCTGCTTCGCGTCTGCGATCTGCTTGTCGAGCAGCTCGAGCTTTCGTGCGAGATCCATGCCGGGAGGCTACCGGCCGCAACCTCCCGCGCGCCGGGGTTCCGCGAAGTCAGAACCGCCGGCGAGCCTCGCGGGCGCGGTGGGTCCTCGTCGTGCAGGTCTCGTCCGGCGCGTCCTCGTGGGGTGTGGACCGGGGTGCGCTGCGACGACGAGGTAGTTGCGGGGGCGGGAATCGAACCCGCGTCCTCCTGGCGTATGAGACCGGCGAGCTACCGCTGCTCCACCCCGCATGGCGAGAGGCCCCGAGCGCGGTATCTCACCGTGTTCGCTAGGGGCCTCTCTTCTGGCTCACGCCAACCTAGGAGGAACCTAACCTGCAAGCGACGTGCTGGCAAGTGCGGCGTGCACCAGATGTCATGCGGTGTTCGCGGACGGGTGCCGGCGGCGCAGGGCGGACTCCTGGACGCGGTCGAGGACGTCCCCGACGCGGTACGTCTTCGCGGTACGCCCGTCGGGGAGGGGGACGGTGCCGTGGGCGGTGAGCTGCTTGCGCTGCACCCAGGACTCGATGGTCTTCTGCGACAGCGGGACACCGAGCCCGTCGATCGCCCGGACGAGTTCGCGGACGGGGAGGAGGCGGTCCTGTGCGAGGTCGAGGAGCCACGCGCGGCGTTTGGCTACGGGGACCTCGGTCCCGCACGTCGGGCAGGTGATGACGTCCCGGTCGGGCCGGGCGTACAGGTCCGTGCCGCACGTCGACTGGACGCCGTCGAGCTCGATCTCCTGGGTGCAGGGTCCGGCGTACTTCCGGTCGGCGGGCCGGTCGGTCGCGCGTTCGGCGTGCCGGATCGCGGACCCGAGCTCGTCGAACGCGTCGGCGCCGGCGCCCTGGGCGCGGAGCCAGTCGACCTGCCCAGCGAGGAACGTGGCGAGCCCGGCGGGGGTCCAGTCGTCGATGGCGAGGCCGCGCTGTTCGCTGATGGCGGCGGCCCAGAACGTGAGCGTCCCGACGAGGACGGTGCGGACCTCCGACGCGGCGGGGTTGTACGGCAGCGGGGTCTCGCTGATGGCGAGCGGGCCCCTCTCGTCAGCGCGGTCGGGGCGGGTGTGGGTCTGCCGGGCGATGACCTGGTCGAGGGACGAGGCGATGCCGTAGACGGTGCGGCCGCCGTCGATCGCGCGGCGGGTGGTGCCGTCGGGGAGGGCGACGAGCCCGGGCAGGGTGAGCTCGTCGGGGATCCGCTCGAGCTGGGCGCGGAAGCGGGCGCCGCAGGGCGGGCAGACGAACGACGTGTCGGGGACGGGGCGGTCGCAGGTCTCGATCGCGCAGATGATGCTCACAGGCCGGTCACCTTCCGGGTGGTGGGGTCAGGGGTCTCGGGCTCACGCCCGGCGGGTGTCGCGTGGTCGTCGTCGCGGCGCAGCATCTCGGCGCGGAGGTCGACCGGCGACTCGTCGCGCGGTCGGATCCGGGAGCGGGCTGCGGGCTTCACGCCACGCTGGCGCGGGTCTTGGCTGGGGCGGTAACGGGTCACGAGGTGCTCCTCGGTTGGTGGGCGGCCTTCATCTGGTGAACATGCGCCGAATCGATTTGCCGGGCTCATTCCCCGCCTCCAGCGATGACCCGCAGCTCGCGCGGCACGACCGTCGGGACGAGCGCCTGCTGCTCCGCGGAAAGGTTCAGCGCGTCCAGGATCCGGCGGATGACCTCGGCGACGAGGTCGCCCTGCTGCTCCGCGAGACGGACGCGGCGCTCCTCGACGCCGGCCTTGATCGCCGCGGACGCGACGGCGACAAGGTGGGCCCGCTCCTTCGCGTAGAGCTGGTACCAGATCGACGGCTCGGCGGACTCCGTGGTGTCCGTGCCGGGGTTCTCGGTCGCGTGCTTCTCGACGCGCCGCGTGGTGCCCCAGACCAGCGGGTGCCGGGTCGCGGCGTCGTCCGCGCCGTAGCCCGCGACGGTCTCCCCGTCGTCGAGCTCGGCGACCTTCCGGCGGAGCCACTGGACGTGCCCGGCGGTCCACCTGACCTCCTCGAGCAGCGCCTCCGTCGGCGACACATCCACCGGGAGGCCTAGCGTCGCGGCGAGGTTCGCGGCCTGCTGCTCCACGACCCGTCGCCCGGCCGCGGCCTTCACCTGCGGGGCGCTGGCGCCGTGCGTCGCGCAGTTCGTCGCGCCCTGCACCGGGGCCTTCGAGCAGGGCTGCAGGTCCCCGTGCTCGTCGCGCTTCGACAGGTGCCCGGCGCACGCGGGGTGCCCGTGGTGGGTGACGTGCTCGCGCCCGCATCTGGGGCAGGTCGGGTGGGTCATCGGGTCCTCCTCGTGTCGATGGGTTGCTCGTACCGGAGGGAGTCCTCAGGTACAAGCCTGGTCTGCTGTGTGAGCGCTAACAAGCCCGTGCGTTTGTGAAGCGGCGCGAACAGGCCCGGAGCCTTGTCCGCGGGCGAGTGCAGCCCTTGGCAGATGCGTTCGGTCTGCTCGGTGGTGCCCTTCGCGCGGGCGAGGCGGATCAGCGAGGTGACGAGCTCACAGCCGTGAGCGCACTGCTGGATCGTCGTCATGCTGCGGTCCGGTTTCGTCCCGAAGCGTCGTGTCTCCGGGTTACGGTCGCGCCATGAAGCTCGATGCGGACGCGTGTGGCGTGCTGGCGACGGTGATTCCCGTGTACTTCCTCATCTACTACGTGGGAAAGGACCGACTGCTTCGTGTGGATCACCTCGACGGCTGGCAGGGAGTAGTGGGTCGCACGGTGATCCTCATTGGAGCTGGCGCTTTGACATGGGCCGAATGGATGGCCGTCTCGGGAATGTGGGACAACAGCGGACTTTCTGGTCTGACGGCCAGGTGGGTGATGGGCGTCGCACTCGGACCTGTGCTGGGGGTCGGGGTGAGCGCGGCGATCATGCCCTGGGCGGAGTGGATCTTCGGCCGGGTGATCGAACGCCGCATGCAGCGGGAGCGTGCTGAGACGGGTGAGTTGGTCGGCGACCAGTAGCGCCGGCTTCATCGGATGGTGGTGGTCGTCGCGGTGTCGTGGTCGGCACGCGCTGGCGCCGCGGCGTCACCTCGTGCGGCGAGGAGGCGGGCGGCGTCGCTGAGGTAGTCCAGGCTCGCCAGCGCGACCTGCGAGCGGTACGCATTGTCCTGGCCGCCTCGCAGCAACGCCGCGGCGACCGCGCTCAGGTTCGCCACCAGCGCCTCCCGGTCCGCCGCCTCCCCGCCGCGCTGAGCGGACTCGGGCGGGTCGTAGATGTCCTCGTTGTACGAGGGCCAGGCCTGGCCCTCGCTGCTGCCCGTGCTGAGGAGGCGGAGGGTATGGAGCGCGGTTGCGACCCGGTCTGCGGCGGCGTCGCGGTACTCGCTCCCCGCGTCGTCGTCTCGCACCGTGTCCAGGTCGCGCAGTGCCCGCTCTACGGCGTCGTGGGGCACCGGGGCCGGCTCCGGGGCGTCCGGGCGGAACAGGACCGTCAGCGGGGCGAGCTTGGCCAGCTTGGCGGTTCCCCAGTCGACCAGGCTCGCGCGGGCGCAGGACCACAGCCCTTCGTCGCTCTGCCAGGCGTCGCCATCGTGGTCGAGGACGACAGTGGCGTCCGGCAGCGCGTCGAGCTCGGCCGCGGTGGTGATGGTCTCGCCTGCGCGCACGCCCGGGTACGTCCCGTCAGCGGCGGTCACCGGGACACCTCGACGGTCTCGTCCGGGCCGATGCCGTCGACGTCCCCGAAGATGCCGACGCCGTTGCTGTAGACGGCGACCTCGTACAGCCGGTTGCGGACCATGTCGTGTGCTCGGTCCTCGGCGGTGTCCTCGTCCGGCGCGTCGAGCTCGACGACGACCTCTGCCGGGACGGTGAACCTGACTCGGTACGTGCTCATGCGTGGGTCTCCTTGTCGGTGGTGCGGGCGAGTGCTGCTCGGTGTGCGCGGAGGACGGTGCGTGCCCCGCGGGCGTTGGTCTCGGCCTGGTCGGGGTCGATGGCGAGGGTGTCGGCGCGGTTCTCGTCGGCGGCTTTGGTGTCGGCGACGCAGCCGGTGCAGAGCCCGTCGGTGACCCGGACCGCGATGCCGTGGGTCGGGCACTTCCGGCGCTGTGGAGCGTGGGCTTCTGCGACGACCAGGCCCATCCAGTGCGTGCCGTCCTCGGCGAACACGGCCGGCGTGCGTAGGTCCGTACGGGCCGCGAACCGGACGAGTGCGTGTGCGAGCTCGTCGACGGGGGCGCGGTTCCGGGCCTTGTGGAGTGCGGCTGCGATGCCGGGGACGTCCCAGTCGGGGCGGAGCGTGTTGACGAACACGGCGAGGGACCGTGCCTGCGCGGAGCTGATCGTCCCGGCATGCATCAGGCGACTCCCGACTCGCGCGGTACGGAAGGTGACGATGAATGCATGCTGGGGTGATCGCTCTCTCTCTTCTCTACCTCTTCCTCTACCTCTGCGATCGAGAGCGACTCGGTGTAGCGATCGCTTACCGATCGCTCACCGATCGGGGGACAGAACCGGCAGTCCGCGGACCAGCCGCCCTTCTCGACGTGCCACCGGTTGTGGTTCCCGAGCGATCCGCCCTTGGACTGGCTCTTCGCGATCTGCGCCTCTGACCTCGGGTTCCACCGCGACCAGGACCGGATCTGCCAGCCGCCCTCGACCTCCTCCCACACGCCCTCACGGACGAGCGCGGCAGCGTGCTTACCCGGGTTCGGGATGCCCACACCGACGACGGACAGGTCGTAGTCCGGGACCAGACCGCCAGCGCGCCCGCGCTTGGCGTAGGCCAGACCGCGGATGAACAGCAGCTCGGCCATCGGTCCAGCGGCCCTCAGGGCGCGGTCATGGGCGTAGTTGACGTCGAGAGGGACGAACTCGCCGGGGATGCGGCCGGGCTGGGTCACGGCCGAACCTCCACGCCTGGTCGGTCGTCCTCCTCGTCCTCGGCGCGGTACGCGACGCAGCGGTCGCAGCTGCACTCGTCGTCGGCGCTGTTGTGGAGCCAGTCGACGGCGCCGATGCTGACACTCGGGTAGCCGTAGACGTCCATGAGGACCTGGACGATGTGCTCGCCGTCGGACCAGATGCCGTTGAACGAGTGGCCGCGGCCGGGGCGGATCTCGTCGGCCCACTCGACGACCCAGTACGGGTCCTCGATCCGGTCGGCGACCTCGACGCCCCGGGTGCGGATGTCGGCGACGATCTCGGTGAACGCCGTCGCCTGGCGGTCGGTGAACTCAGGCACGGGTGGCCTCCTTCCTGTTGTCGGTGCCGGACATCTGGTGTCCGTAGAGCTGCTGGTGTCGGCGGCGTCCGGCCGTCGTGTTCGCGTCGGGCTTCCCGCACCCGCAGATCAGGACGCGGTGCTCGGACAGGGCCCGGGCGACCTGCTGGACCTCCTCGTCGCGGGTCACGTCCGGTCCTCCCACTCGAGCCGGAACCGGACGACCCCGGGGACGCCGGAGAGCTCGTCGGTGACGCGGAGGTCGGGGCCGGTGAGGTGCCGGTCGTCGTCGTCCGGGAGGACGCCGCGGGTCCACGGCTCCGAGCCGCGTGGTCGGACCGGGCCGGACACGGCGCCATCGACGATGGCCTTGACGGTCGGCATGACGTTGTGGACGTCGCGGCGCCGGCGGTCGGGCCAGGAGACGTACACGGTGAGGTGCGCACGTTCCATGCGGGGGACCGACCCGGCGTTGATCGATGCGGCGTGCCGGAGGATCTTCGACGCGCGGGCGCGGGCGAGGTGGTGGATCCGGCGGTTCGCCGTGAGGAGGTTCGATGACCCGACGGTCAGGGTCATGGTGTGGACGGTCATGCGGCGGCCTTCCTCGCTCGCTGTTCGCGAACTCGGCGCCGGCGGCATTCGCGGCAGTACCGCTTCCCGTCGGCGGGGACGTACGTGTTGTCCGGGGTGAAGCGGTGCCCGTGAACGCAGGCCTCACGCATGGCGCGGCGGGTGTTCTCGCCCGACGTGACCGGCTCCAGGTGGGCGGGATTGATGCAGGCCTTCACGCGGCACAGGTGGTCGATCACGAGCCCGTCAGGGATCGGCCCGACCAGCAGCTCGTAGGCGACTCGGTGTCCCAGGCGCTGGTCATGCGGCCCTCCGGGTGATGCGGGCGAAGCGGGTGGCCTTGTGCAGGTCGACGCGCTCCTGCGGGTTGAGGCCGCCGCGGACGGTCGCGCGACCGGAGACTCCGTCGCCGCCCTCGATGTCCATCGCGTCGTCGAGGCAGTCGAGCCGGACGGGGCAGGTGCGGCAGATCAGGGCGGCGGCGGCCTGGTCCTCGGGGTCCTCGGAGATCCAGAGGCCGGGGGTGTCGTCGGCTGCGCACACGGCGTGCTCGGGCCAGTCGCGGCGGTAGGGGCCGAGGTTCATGCGGCCACCCCCCTGCGTGCGGCCTTGTATTGGCGCTCGGCCTGCTTGCATGGCTCGCACGACTCGTGTCGCCGCCAGTGCCACCGGGCGCCGGCCTGCGTCCCCGGCTTCGGGGCCTGGCACGGCACTTCGGCGGCAGGCAGGGTCCGCGCGGTGCGGCACGCCCCGCAGTACCGGTGCCGGGCGGGGTCCTGCAAGATCTCGGACACGGGGTGCCCGCAGTCCTGCACGGCCTCCACGGGCTCGCGCAGCCCGAGTGCGACCAGCACGCCCGGGAGGTCGTCGACGTGACCCGTCGACAGGGCGGCCGCGGCCATGAGGGTGGCGACGCGGCGGCCGCCCTCGGGGGTGAGGCTCGGGTGGGTGTCGATCCACGTTCCTGTCAGCTCGTCGATGCTCACGCCGCCACCTCCCCCACGGAGGAGAACCGGATCCCCGTCACGTTCGCGCGCTTCTCGTAGGCGGCGAGGTCGAAGACGGCGTCGCACCCGCAGGTGCAGCGGATCAGGTCGAGGTCGGCGAGCAGGTCGAGGAGGTCGACCTCGGGCAGCAGCTGTGCGGTGCTCGTGGTGCTCATGCCGCCACCGACTCTCCGGTGATGGCCTGGACGACGGTCGCGATGAGGTCGCGGGCGGCGGGCGGAGTGACGGCGTTGCCGGAGAGCTTGACCTGCTCGCGGCGGTTCCCGGTCATGAGGTAGTCGGCGGGGAACGCCATGGCCTGCTTGATCTCGGAGGGCTCGAGCATCCGGAACCGGACGTCGTCGATGTTGACGGTGCGGCCGGTCAGGAGGGACTGGTGGCCGTGGGTGGTGATCGTCCTGACGGGCTCGCTGGCCGGCGTCGTCATCTCGGCGCCGCCCTGGTTGTTCCGCATGATCAGCGCGTGCGCCGTGGCGGTGGTCATCGTCGGCATCGCCTCGGACACCGGACGTGCGCGGTTCTGGTGCGTGTTCGTCATGATCAGCGCGTGGTGGTTGCCCGACGCCGTCACCGTGGCGAGCGCGTCCGAGGCCAGGCGCGCGGTGGAGCCTCCGCCGCGGAGCTCAGCGAAGAACGGCGGGAGTGCGACGCCGGTCTCGTTGCGGGTCGTCATCGTCCGCATCGCGTCGCGGGCGGACCGCGGCTCCTTCCCGTCACGGCCCTCGACCGGGACCATCACGGGGTCGTAGGCGATGCCCTTGGACTCGCGGGTGTGCATGGTCCGCAGGACGTCGTCGACGGGCCACGCGCGGTAGTAGGAGGAGGGGTCGCCGAACCCGGGGTGCTTCGGGTCGGCGGCGTCGTACTGGTTGCCGCCGTGCTCGACGTGGATCGGGGTCCAGTACCGGTCGATGCCGACCTGGATGCGGCGCATCGTCTTCTCGGCGAGGGGCTTGTCGCGGTCGCCGATGCGGGTGCCGGGCAGGGACCAGTCGATGATCGACGAGGCGGGGAGCCACCCGGGCTCGACCTGCTGGCCGCGGCAGGAGTGCTTCGGGCACCGGTACACGTACTGGGTGCGGTACCGGCCGGTGCGGGTCCCTGGTCGCTTCCAGGACTGGATGGACTCGACGGTCTCGTCGCAGCTGGGGCAGTAGGCGAGGGGCCGCTGCATGCGCTCGAAGTCGGGGGCGCGCTCGCTCTCGCGCCAGAACGAGATGTAGACGCGGTCGCGGGACTGCGGCGCCGGGAGGCCGTGGGCCTGGGCGTGCATCGAGTTCATGCTGATGATGCGGTGCTCGTAGCCCATGGCGTGCATCGCGCCGAGCCAGGAGTCGAAGAGGCCGCCGCGGCGCCCGTTCGAGCTCGTCCAGTCGACGACCTCGACGACGTTCTCGACGAGGATCGCCCGGTACTCGTGGGCCTCGGTGAAGCGGACGACGTCCCACATCGTCGCGCGGGACCGCTCGGCGGCCTCGTCGGGCAGGACGTCGCCGAACAGGTCGGGCTGCGAGGGGAGCTTGCGGCCCTTCGCGCGGGAGTGGTTGGTGCACTCGGGCGACGCCCAGAGGATGTCGGTCTTGGGGATGTACCGGGGGTCGGTGTTCGAGATGTCGGCCTGCAGGTGGTCGGTGTCGGGGTGGTTCGCGTTGTGGGTCTCGATCGCGGTGGCCCAGTGGTTCGCGGCGAGGCGGACGTTCACGCCCGGGACGGACACGGCGCCGGTGGAGCTGCCGCCGGCCCCGCAGAACAGGTCGGTCATGGTGAGATTCGCGGTCATCGGGTGGTCCTCGTCGTGCGCAGGAGTGCGCGGAGTCGTCGCCAGGCGCGGGTGGTGCGGCTGGGCGGTGCGGGCGGGAGGGCGTCGGCGTAGAACGCGCGGTGCCAGGTCGGGTACTCGGGGGCGGTCACGGGGCCTCGCCCACCGACACGGAGATGGCGCGGACCGTCGGGCAGGGCCAGAGGATCTGGCCGTCCTCACCGCCGGCCTCGTAGCAGCCGACGCAGTACGCCGCGGAGCCGCGCAGGTGCTCGGTCGACGCAGCGTGGATGGCGAGCACCGCCTGGAGCGCGGCGATCGCGGCGGGGAGGTCCGTGCGGGCCGCGGCGATGAACGCGGCGTCGGCCGACACCATGTGCACCGTCGGGGTGACCACGTGCCGGTCGGACGGCGAGCCGATGAAGTGGAACGGCCCGTCCTCCACCTCGTCGGGGCCGAACTGGTCGAGCTCCCACGGACCGTCGGTGGCGGCGTCGACGCGGGCCTGGGCCTGGTCGAGCCAGTCGGTGAGGGTGGTCATCGGTCGTCTCCCTTCTCGCGGTGGTGTGCGCAGCGGCACGGGTGCTCGTCGTGCGCGCGGCGGAGGTCCTCGCCAGGGCCGTGCTCGCCGGCGGGCCCGTCGTGCTCCGGGCCGGTGCCGACCTCGCCGGACACGGAGCGGCGGTAGCCGAGCGGGGCGTCGTCGGTCACGGGTGGCCCTCCCATCCGCAGCCCTCGCTGCACGCGGGGTGGGTGATGTCGCCGGCGCCGGGCGCGGACGACTGGGTCGAGGTGGCGGCGGCGCCGCAGCGGGGGCAGCGGTCGCCCGGGGGCTCGGCCTCCGTCGCGCGCTCCATCGCGAGCAGCGCATCGACAACCCGAGCGCCGAGGCCCTGGCGGCGGTCCCGGTTCCAGGAGTCGTCGCCCTCGGCGCGCTCCCACGCCTTCGCCTTCTCGGCGGCCTGGTGGAGGTCGAGCGGCTCCCCGAGGTCGGCCAGCGTGCGCCAGTCCTCCTCGAGCGAGTTGCAGGAGCAGCCCGAGCCCTCTGCGGTGTAGAGGAGGCCGGTGGCGGGGTCGCGGTAGACGGCGAAGCGGTCCCACTCGTAGCCGCCGATTGCGTCGACGTCCGCGATGATCTCCAGCTCGGCCACGACGTCGCCGTCCCACGAGTACGCGGGGATGCGCTGCTTGCTGTACGTCGCGCTCACCGGGCACCGCCCGGCTGCTGCACGTCGGGCCAGTCCGCGCCGAGGTCGGCGGGCGGGTCCTGCAGCTCGCCGGTGGCCGTGTCGACGGCGCCGGCTGCGGTCTGCTCGATGACGCGCGGGTTGTCGGCGGGCGGCGCGTCGATCGCGTCCTCGCGGAGGTCGGTGCGGACCTTCTCGTCCCAGTCCTCGGCGCGGGCGAGCTCGGTCGACTTCGGCAGGAGCTTCACGAGCTGCCGGACGGCGGTCTTCTTCTCCATCCAGTGCATCGGGTCGGCGATGCCGCCGTTGCTGCCGGACTTCCCGCCCCGGAGCCGCCGGACGTCGACGGGGGACAGGACGACGAACGCCGAAGCGCCGGAGGTGAGGGTCGCGACCGCGTAGTAGGCGATGACGTCGCCGCGGTCGCCCATCGCCGGCTTGTGCCGCAGGAACGGGGTGAGCCCGTACTCGTAGTCGAACTCGTCGCGCTCGTACACGGCCTGGGCATCGAGGTGCTTCGCGAGCGGGTGCTGCCAGAACAGCTTCGCGTAGCCCTGGTAGCCGATGATCAGGGTGCACTCGCGCTTGTACGCGACGAGGTACGCCTCGCCGGACGCACCGGGCTCGAGGCCCAGCTGCGCGGCGGTGAGCAGGGCGCCCATGAACGACTCGGGGGAGCACTGCGCGAGGTTCGGGTCCTTGCGCAGGACGGTCATCGCGAGGCGAGCGATGCGGTCACCGTCCATGTGCTTCGGCAGGGCCCGCTGGATCTCGGGCACCATCTGGTTGAGCATCGAGGCGATCGTCCGGGGCGTCTGGTCGCTGCCGGTCTGGACCTGCGCCTGCTGCTGCACGCGCTGGGTGAGGTCGCGTCCCATCGGGGTCACTTCTCCTTCGTGGCGACGGGGCGCAGGACGCGCGCACGGAACGCCGTGTAGAGGTCGGGGTGCTTCGTCTTGAGCAGGTCCACGTCGAGGACGGGCTGCTGGGTGGTGCACTCGGCGGCGACGTCGGGGTGCGCGGCGGCGAACCGGGAGGACGCGAACGTGCCGTTCGGGCGGGCCGTGAGGAGCGGGGTGCCGGCGACGGTGATCGCCTCGGCGTGACCGAGGTGCTCGCGCAGCTGCGCCTCGGCGGCGGCGGCCTGGGCGGCGCCGGCACTCTCGCGGGCCTTGCCCTCGGCGCGCTCGGCGAGCAGCGCCCGGATCGTGCCGGGGTCCTTCGCCTCGACGCCGGCGACCTCGACGGTGCGGTACCGGTCCTTCACGACGTCGAGGTCGACCGACGCCAGCGCGGGCGCCAGGTCGTTGACGACGTGGTCGCGCCAGAACCGGTCGGCCGTGCGGACGAGGTGGTCGAACAGCAGCCGGTCACGCTCGACCCGGCGGATCACCGGCTCGTCGTCGCCGATCTGCGCGATCACCCACGCGTGGCTCAAGTCGAGGACGCCGAGGTACCACTGCGTCTGCAGCTCGGCAGCGTCGGACACCTGCTCCTCGTCCCACTCCTCGCCCATCCGCCAGGAGTGCGACTTGCACTCGAGGAGCCCGTCGTCGGCGGTCAGGCCGTCGGGGTTGGCGAACGCGAGCGGGTGCGCGATCGACCGCCACATGCCGGTCGCCTTGACCTCGATGCCCGTCTGCCGGGTGAACCAGCGGCGGAGCTTCGTCTCGTCCTCGCGGCCGCGGAACATCGGCCAGGTGTCGTCCTCCTCGGCGGTGCGGCCGGTCTTGTCCAGCCACACCTGGTACGGGGACGACCAGCGGGACATCCCCAGGAGGCCCGCGATGTCGGACCCGCCGAGCCCGGTGCGCCGGGCGGCGAGCCAGGGCTCGCGGTCGACGCCGTCGGGCAGGACGAGCTCGGCGGAGCCGGTGTGGAACAGCACCCGCTCGGCGATGGCGGTCATCGCTCGTCCTCCCAGCCGTTGTCCTGGCGCTCGTAGGGGTCGGCGAAGTCGTAGGGCTCGGCGTTCGCCGCCATGTCGTCGGCGAGCTCGGCCTCCGCGGCGTCGAGCGCCGCCTCGATCTCGGCGACCGTGTAGTGCGCGCGGTCCGGCGCCACGCCGGGGACGTGCTCGGCGAGGTACCTGGCGTTCACGAGCGAGCAGTCGCCGCAGAACAGGCCGTCGGGGTGGACATGCCCGAACGCGTCGGGGTCGCAGGTGTTGAGGAGCTGCTGGGTCCCGGTGCTCACGGCTCGTCGACCTCCACGGGTGCGGTCACCACGCGCGACGGGCGGATGACGATGTGTGCGTGCTCGGGGAGGACGAACTGCAGGTCGCGCTCCGCGTCCGCGCGGCTAGTGCGCCAGCACTCCCGCTCGACGTAGCGGCCGTCGACGAAGACGTCGTCGACCACGAGGTAGCGGTGCTGGTCGTCGGTGCAGATGCACACGCACCACTGGTCGGCGGTGCGGACGTCGAGGGACGCGAGGGTCGCGACGCCCGTCACGTGGTCGATCGGCGCCGGCGGGGCGTCGAGGGCGGTCATGCTCCCGCCGCCTCTCCGAGGGCCGTTGCGAGAGCGCGGTGCGCGCGGATGACCTCGTGGGCCTGACCGCCGGTCTCGACGTACTCCCGGATCAGGTCAGCCGCCGGCTTGATCAGTTCGCGGAGCGCTCCCAGCACGTGGTCCGGGTACTCCCGGACCGGGATCCGGGGGCCCTCGCCGAACCGGTCAGCCTGGCACGAGCAGGTGATGAAGAGACCGTTGTACTCGGCGCTCATGGTCGAGCCGACCTGCGCGGGGTAGTGCTCGACGGGCTGCTCGGCGGTCATCAGGCGACCGCCCGTCCGTCGACGGTGAGGGTGCCGGTGGCGAGGGCGAGCACGACCAGCGGGTCGCGGCGGGCGGCGTCCTCGCGGAGCGCGACGCGCTCGGCGGCCTCGGCGTAGTCGCGGCCGGTGAAGCCGTTCCGGTCGGCGTCGTGCAGGTGCCGGTCGATCGCCGGGCCCCAGATGCGGTCGGCGACCTTCGACGCGGCCACGCCGGCGCGGGACCGGGCGCGGGTCAGGTGGCCTCCGGCGCCGGGCTGGCGCTCGTGGTGGCGGATGTCGGACTGGACGTCCATGGCAGACTGCCTCTCGTTGTTCGGGGAAGCCCGGTTCTCGTGGATGGGGGCCGGGCTTCGTCGTGCGTGGGGTGGGGGTCAGGCGTCGGGCAGGTCGTCGAGGTACTCCTCGAGCGCCCGGGCCGGGATGACGATCCGGCGGCCCTGCTGCTTCGCCTTGAGGCGGCCGGAGTGGATCGCCTTGTCGATCTGGTCCTTCGAGGTCCGGAGCATCTGCGCGGCCTCGTCGCGGGTGTAGGCCAGCGGGGCGGCCAGGGTCGGGGTCATCAGCGCAGTGCCTCCGGTGGGATCGGGCGGACGAGCCGCCGGACGGCGGCGGGCTTCGAGGCGTTCCGGGCGTGCCGGTCGCCGTTGGGCTCGTAGCGGCCGGTCGGGATGAGGTAGCCGCGGCGCACCAGCCGGTTCGTGACGGCACCGATCTGCTCGACCGACACCCACGACGGCAGGTGCCGGCGGACGGCGGCGATGTGCACCAGCCCGCGCCGGTCCGCTGCGGCCTTGAGCACGGCCTGCCGGATCGCCTCACGGGTGTCGACGCGAGAGGGCCGGTGGTCCTCCACGACGACGTCGAGGACGTCCTGCACCGCGGCGGACATCAGGCCGCCGCCGACTGACGAGTGCGGCGTGCTCCGGTTGTCACTGCGTGCGTGCGGATCTCCCCGCGGATGAACAGCGCCCGCTCCGTGAGGCCGAGCCACTTGCACAGCTGCTGGGCGAGGTCCTCCGAGACGCTCGTGAGCACCCCGTTCTCGATCTGCCAGATCGCGGCCTGGGAGCAGCGGCTTAGGTCGGCCAGGTTCCGCTGCGTGTAGCCCTTGGACAGCCGGGCCTCCTTGATCGTCTCCGGGTCCTTGATGCGCATGAACACCTCCCTCATGTTGCGGACCTTGGGTCGTCCGTGTGCGTACATCGTGCCTCCGTTCGTTGGTGCTGACAAGTGAAGCGTGCTCCGTGTGTCATCCACTTGTCAAGCATCCCGAGGAAAGACGCTGGTCATCAGGCAGAATCAGCGCGTTACTTGTCACGCGATTCGCTGTCGCCGCTGGTACCAGTGAGACCACCGCCGGGAAGGTTTGGGCCATGACAGACGACGCACCGCTGACGCTCCGCGAGGTGGCCATCGAGGCTTCTCGCCGTGCCGGCGGCCTGCAGGGACGCGCCCTCGACCGCGAGGCGAAGAGGCGCGGGCTGACCCTGTCGTACACCACGGTCGACAGGATCATCGCGGGCACCTACACCTCCCGGCCCAAGTCAGTGACCCTCGAGGCGCTGGCCGAGCTCTCCGGCATCCCGCTGGCACGCGTCTACGACGCCGCCGGCCTCCCGATGCCGCTGAGCCCGCTCGCCGCGGCACTGCCGCCCGACGCTGATCTCCTGTCCGCCGAGCAGCGCCGCGTCGTCATCGACGTGGTGCGCCAGTTCGCGAAGCAGAACCGCGAGCTGGACGAAGCCCGACGAGCCCAGAGAGCAGGTGGCGAGCATGACTCGGCCCCCATCAACCCCGCCGGGGAGAGCCCGGCGCCCTACGCCCGAACGGGTGACGTGTCAGACGTCGACTACACACTGGCTGCCTTCGAGGGGGACGACGTCACCCGGGAGTTCGAAGAGCGCGAGGGCGAGACGCCGTAGGGGGCAACGTGGAGGACCTGCTGCAGCACGCAGCCGATCTCGGGCTGCGGGTGCAGTTCCGGAACCTCGGGAGGCGGCACGGCGAGATCCACAGCAGCGGCCTGGTGGTGGTGAACGACCGCCGGCCGGTCGCGCAGCAGCGGCTCACGCTCGCGCACGAGTGCGGCCACCACGCCCACGGCCACGACTGGACCCAGGCGCACGACCGTGACCGAGACGAACGCGAGGCCGACACCTACGCCGCCCGGTTGCTGATCACCCCGCGCGCCTACGCCGACGCCGAGCGCCTCGTCGGATGCCACGACGGCGCGCTCGCCCGCGAGCTCAACGTCCAGGCCCACCACATCGCCCTGTGGCGCGCGGACTACCTCCGCCGCGTCGGCGTCGTCCGCGGGCTGCGGGCGGCCAGCGCGTGACGCAGCTCACGGACCAGGACCGCGCGGTGCTCGCCATCGAGGCGCGGTACTGGCGGCACCAGGCGACAAAGGAGCAGCACGTCCGCGACGCGCTCGCCCTGAGCCCAGTCCGGTACTACCGGCTCGTCGCGGCACTCGTCGACGACCCCGCGGCGGCCGCGCACGCTCCGGCCGTCGTCAGTCGGCTGCGGGCAGTTCGAGCGCGGGGCCGCCGCCGGGCATCGTGAGGTTCAGCCGGGCGGCGACGTCCTCCAGGGCCTTGCGCGCGAGGACCTGCGACACGTGCTGGTAGCCGCGGGTCGTCGTGATCGACGAGTGCCCCATGATCGCCTGCGCGGTCTTGCCGTCGATGCCCGCCTCGAGCAGCAGCGTCGCGGTCGTGTGCCGGGCCTCGTGCAGCGTGTACCAGCGGCCGGCCGGGTGCTTCACCCCGGCGGCGTCCTGCAGCGCCCACCACGCCTGCCGGTCCTCCTTGTCGTCCCGCGGTCTCCCGTCGGGCCGCGGCCACACGAGGCCGTGAGGGGATGGCGGTGCGACTTCGCGCCACTGCCGCAGCGCGGCGCTCATCCACGGCACGAGCGGGACGAGACGCTGCCCGTGTGCGGACTTCACCGGGGTGAGGTGCCACGCGCCCTCGAGGTGGCGGACGTCCATCCCGTCGGGGATCCGGAACGTGCCGCGGGCGCGGTCGGCGTAGGGGAGGGTGTCGAGCTGCCACGGGATGTCGATCACGTTCGCATCGAGGTCGACGCGGTCCCACGTGAGGCCCAGGCACTCGCCCTGGCGCATGCCCTGCAGCAGCGCGGCTACCCAGCGGGCGGAGTCCGGGCGCTCGGCGGCGGCGCGCAGTACGGCGAGCGCGTCGTCGAGGGGCATGGCGTCGCGGTCGTTCTTCGCGAGGGGCGGGACCTCGACGAGCAGGACGCGCTGCGGGACGGAGTGGCCTTCGAGGATCGCGGCCTTGAGCATCTTCATCAGGACGGAGTGCGCGTGGCGGGCGGTCGTCGTCGTGCGGCCGGCGTCGGTAATCGCGGCACGGACCTTGCGGACGTCGGCAGGGGTGAGGGCGTCGAGGCGCCGGGTCCCGATGGTGGGGATGATCCACTTGCGGACGGCGCCGGTGTCGGTGCGGGCGGTCGATGGTCGGACGCGGGTGACGTGGCGGGGGAGCCACGAGTCGGCCCAGGACTTCACCGTGGTGACGGTTCCGGTCCCGGCGGCGGGTGCGCCGTTCAGCTCGATCTCGGCGACCTTCTTGCGCAGCTTGCGCTTCGCCTCGGCCTCCGTCGTGGCGGATACCGTGACACGGCGGCGGGTGCCGGCGGCGGTCCACCCGGCCTGCGCGGCGCCGATCCAGCGGCCGTCGGACTCGCGCTGGTAGACGCTGCCGGTGCCGTACCCGCGGCGCTTCGTCTTGGTCGGCATTGCGCCTCCGTCGGTGTAGCCAGGTCTGTAGCAATCCCACTCGGTCGAACGAGACCGTACCAGACCGTATAACCGCAGGTCAGAGGGCGTCCGGCACCCTCTCAGTGTAGCCAATCCGCTAACTTGTAAACAGCAGGTCGTCGGTTCGAATCCGACAGGGGGCTCG